CAAAATTAGATATAAAAATGAGTGGTGTATCTCAATATCTAAAAATTGAAAGAAGTTCATCAACTGGTAGAAGTCAAATACAATTAGCAAATGAAAGTGGTACAGAACTTTGGAGATTTGGACTAACAGGTGGTGGAAGTGAAGATTTTGAATTTTGGGATGGAAGTTTTGCACATTTAAAATTTGATAGAAGTGCTAATAGTGCTGAATTTGGTGGTTCAGTAGGTATTAATGTAACACCAAGTGGTACATCAGGAAGATTAGATTGTAGTAATGATGTAGTAGCTTATTCAACTTCTGACAAAAGATTAAAAGAAAACATCAAACCATTAGATAGTGCATTAGATAAAGTGTTACAGATTAATGGTGTAGAATTTGATTGGAAAGAATTAACTAAAGAAGAAAAGAAAACTATACATGGTAATGAAGGACACGATGTAGGTGTTATAGCACAAGAAATAGAAGAAGTCCTACCTGAAGTAGTTACTACAAGAGATACTGGATATAAAGCAGTTAAATATGAAAAAATTGTACCTCTACTTATAGAGGCAATAAAAGAACAACAACAACAAATTAACGAACTTAAGGAGAGGTTAAATGGCTAAAGTAATCGCAGAAAAAGTACAAGAACAAGTACAAGTTGATTCACCTAAAATGGTAGAGATCAAGCATACAAGAACGATGCAAGATGCATCAGGAAATGATGTAGAAGTAGTGGATTATACTGATGTAAAATCAGTAGATGATGCTATATCACAATGTGAAGCACATAAAGCTAATTTACAAGCACAACTTACTGAGTGTGAATCAGAATTAGCAGACTATATAGCAATTAGAGATGCTGAATAATGGCATTACCAGTAGTACCAGCCACTAATATTGGAATGTCTGACTTAGCTGTAGCTTGTGGAGTTGATATACAAACTAATTTAAGTTTAAATGGACTTCGTGCAGGAAGTGGTGGAGATTTAACAATGACTCACACTAATAGTGGAGAAACTTTAGCAGAAACATTAACTACTTCAGAAACTGGTGTAGATGTTAGCGATGGTAGTGCATTTTCAATAGGACAATATATAGTTATTGGAACAGAAATTATGTTTATCCAAAATATTTCTACTAATACTTTAACAGTAAAAAGAAACGAAAGTAGTTTAGAAAATGCAGAAGACCCTACTGGAGATGGATTGATAGGAGATGAACACAATTCAGGTGCTACTATTTATTATGCTAATCCATTTGTAGAGTATGTTTATCCTACTAATTTAGATATAGGTGGTGGATTAATAGAAGTGTATGGATATTTAACTTCTTGGTTACAAGCAGATGAATTAGGAACTGGATATGGATTGAATACTACTAATATTGGCATGAAAGATACTTTTTATACAAATGCAGGATCAGGTAGAGCAGCCGATACCGATGGATATGTGGGTGCATAAGATTTTTTAACAAACAACATGAGGTTATGTAATGAGTGAAGAAAGAAAAATAACAATCAACGACAAAGACTATAATTATGATGAGTTGTCACAAGAACAAAAGATTCTTGTAGACCACATAGAGAATTGTCGTAGAAACAAAGCAAACTTAGCATTTCAGTTAGATAGAGAATCTGTTGCTGAAGGTGCTTTTGCTAAAATGCTAACTGAATCGTTTAATAAAAACGACAAAGAGGAGAGTAAAGATGAATCTGATAGTAAGTAAATTATTAACAACCCTATTAAGTGAAAAAATCTTGATTTCTGTATTATTGAAATTAGGAGATCACTTAGTATCCAAATCTTCTAATCAATTAGATGACGAAATTTGGATTGAAGTAAAAAAGGCACTAAAGAAATAGTTGTAATGTCTTACGATAGAACATTCGAAACAATTATTTCACAAGTCATTGAACATGAAGGGGGTTATGTGAATGATCCCTACGATAAAGGTGGTGAAACAAACTTTGGAATTGCAAAACGATGGTTTCCTGAATTAGATATTAAAAATCTAACCAAACACCAAGCGATTGATATTTATTATCATAGCTATTGGAAACCAAGCAAAGCAGATCAACTTCCTGAAGATTTGAAAGCCACCTATTTCGATATGTGTGTTAATATGGGACAATCACAAGCAGTTAAAGTCTTACAAAAAGCTATTAATAGCAAAAAACAAACAAAAATAGCCGAAGATGGCTTGATTGGACCAAATACGATAGAACATTCACAAGTCGTATCAAAACAACGATTACAAGCTTATAGATGCTTATTTTATGCAAAGTTAGTACATCAAAAGCCAACCCAAGAACGATTTTATTATGGGTGGTTTAAAAGAGCAACCAGTATATAAACAATAGAGGAGAATATGGACTTATCAGAAACAATCAGAAGAATCAAAGAACTTGGAGCAATGCTACAAGTAAAAACAATATCAGATACAGAAAAACGAGTATATCTGCCTGAATTATTACGATTGATTGATAGTCTTGAAATACCTCAACTAATAGGAGATTTTAATAATGAGTACATATCTTGATACATATTGCACCATCGAAGATATACAACTGGTAGCCCCATTTGTCTTCGATTACGACAGGAAACGAACTATCACAAACTGGGTAAGTCATTCAGGAAGTGGTGGAACTGAAATCTTTAAAGCAGGTAGTGTAGGAAAATTCACAATGCTTTACGAAAATGACATCGAACAAACCGAAGTAGCTGACATTCCAAGTATAAATGCAGATGGGAAATACTACTTTGATGAAGCTGCTGATGTTGTTTACTTCAGACCCACTTCTAACAACAATCCTAATTTTGATGTTGTAATGACTGCAGGAAGGGATAATCAAACACTCTTTAATGAGTTTATCAAGCGAAGTTCTGACTTTGTTCGTTCTTATATCAACAAACCCATCTACAAGAACAAGGGTGTCGGAACTGGGGATAGTTTAGGTAGGGACTATCCTGAAGTAATTGTTAGAGCTACTGCTTTAATGGCTGCTTCGATGGCAATATTACCTTATGATGAAGCCAATGGTTTAAGGTTACAAGATCAAGCATACAACCCTGAAACCAATACTGGACTATTAGATATGATTCGTAAAGGAGTTATATCATTAGACCAAGATGAAGATGGTAGAGATAAAATCGTTAAAGAAGTAGCAGTTGATGCAACTACCACAGGTGCAATTGTTGATACTTATGGTTATCCACAAGTGTCTTATGATAGAATCAAAGTCATTATTGAAACAGGGGGTACTTTTAGTGCAGGAACAACATCAACAGTAACTTATAAATCTTTTGTTGGTGATGATTCAGGACTCAAAGTTAATCAAGTTCAAGAAGCCGAAGTAATCGATGGATCATTCCAACCTGTTGGACATGGAGTCTATGTACGATTCTCTACTGGATTATATGTAGCCAATGATGAATGGGAAGTAGAAGTATCAGGATTAGATCACACAAGTGGTGGTGGAATAGAAACTATCCAATTAAAAAGGAGATAAGAATGCCTTATCATAAAAAAGGAAAGAAAAAGAAAAAGTGAATTATTTTAAAACAACTTTTAAAACCAAACCAAAAAAGACAAGAAAAGCACCAAAGGGTTTTCATATTATGCCTAATGGTCAATTAATGTCTGATAGCAATCATAAACCACTAAAATTACCATTGAGAAGAAATGCATTTAGATAGAAAAAAGAAACTCTTAAAGAAATATGGATTGAAAGCTGTCAATCGCCCAAAGATGACACCAAGCCACCCTACTAAAAAAGCAATCGTGGTAGCCGAAACAGGACACAAATTAAAAGTCATTCGTTTTGGTGCTCAAGGTATGGGACATAATTATAGTGCAGGGGCAAGAGCAGCATTTAAAGCAAGACACAAAAGAAATATTGCAAGAGGACCAAGTAGTCCTGCATATTGGGCAGATAAGTTCTTATGGAGTCCAGGAGGAAGTAAAAAGAATCCACCAAGATCACAAAAACGAGTAATAGGGAAGAAATAATGGCACGATTAGAATTTGAAAACATTTATAAAGGTAGAATATTAGATAATATTCAAAAATTAATTAAACAAGTAATTCCTGGTATCCCCATTTCTTATGATGAACACAAAGGACAAGAAAGCTTTTTGATTACCCCCATAAGCGATACTTTTTTAGACTTTGCAAGTAATAGTCATATAAGAGAATATGAAACTCAAATTAGTTTCCAAATTTATAGTGGATCAGAATTTACAAGGGACAAAGATTTAAAACGACTAACTGATATTGCAGAATTAGTCAAAAGAACTCTATTTGATAACCGAGATTTAGAACTCTTAGAAGTTACCCAATGGTATAATGGCAATGTATCCGAAATTATTTATGAACGAGATGAAGAAGAACGAGAAAAGAATAGAGTCATATTAACTTTTGAATGTAAATCACACGAGGTAATCGCATGAAGTATAAACATATAAAAGGACTACAACTACAAAAACCAGCTTATCTAAAAACACCGAATCAAAAGATTCGTGAATTATTAGAAGGGAAAGCAGTAGTCTTAACTGAAGAAAATTTGGCAGAATTTGAATCATTAGGTGTTCAAGTTGAGCCAATCGAGAAAAAAGTAAAAAAACCTAAAAAAGAGGAGAAACTAACAAATGGCTAAAGTATATGGCAAAAGTCAGTATGCAATAGGTATCAAAAGAAAAGCTGTTGATAATTCATCAATTTATTTTTATACACCAGCTGCGACTGATACTGCATATCAATTATTACCTGTTATCAATGTATCTTCACCAGTCCTCAATCTTGTAGAAAGTGGGGAGATACGAAGCAACAATGCAGGTATGATTGAAACTGATTTCGACCAATTTAGAACAAGAAAAGGTGGTTTTGTAACCTTAGATTTTGAAGTTCCTGCTGAAAGAGAAGGAATTGTCAGATTATTAGCAAGTGTTTTACAAGATCATACTGAAACAGGGGCAGGTCCTTATGTTCATACAATCGAAGCATCTTCAACTTATGCTTTATCAAGACCTGATTTTGATGCAGTTGATGATAACTCAGATGGAATACCACTATTATTTGATATTGGTTTATATGGTCCAGCTGATGATGAAGATAAACTAATCACAAGTGCAGTTTTACAAAGTCTAACAATGAACTTTGATATGTCTGATGGTAGATGTTTACTTAGTGGAACATTCTATTCAGGATTTGCAAGTTCAACTACTTTCTTAGTAGGACAAGACTTAACTGCAAATAGTCAAGAGCCAACATTGATGCATACTGCACCAACTCAAATTGAATCTTATTTCGATACTAAAACCTTAGATATCGGTGGATCAGCAACCAATGCTATTATAACAGGAGTATCTTTTACTTTTGAAAATAACTTAGCAAGAGTTGGTAGAGATAGTAATGGCGATGCTGAAAATTATGCTTTTGGAATCCCATCTGTAAATATTACAGGAGAGATTTCTATAATGTATGATGATAACTTTAATGATGGTGCAAGTAATGTTATCCAAGATTTCTTAGATGGCACACCTGCAACATTAATATTACAACAAGGTGATGGAACAGTATCATCTGCAGGAGAATTAAATATTACTGCAGAAATATATTCAACTGCTGTTAATTATGATCTAAATGCAGACACAGGTGCAATTATTACTATTCCATTTAAAGTAGTACAACCTACTTCAAGTGGATCACCAAGTGGTACAGCATTTAAGTTTGAATATGCTGATAATAAATCTGACACAAGTTGGTAAAGGAGTAAACAATGAAGGTAAAAATGTTCGATAAAGAGTGGGAAGTGAAGAATCCTACTTATGAAGAAAAACGAAAACTACAAAGAGCAAGAATGAGTGCATTAGATTCTACTGGTAAAGTAGATACTGATAAATTCTATGATTGTTTAGAGTTAGTGGAAAAAATAAGTGGCTTATCCGAAAGTGATTATGTTGCCAAAGATAAGCCCTTAACAATGGGAGAGATTGATGCTCTGCTATCGAAACTTCTAAGTGAATTTTTAGATGTTTCAAAAAAAGGTTAATGGCTTTGTCGTCGTATGTGTGGTTTAGTCACTATGGCTATCCACACTTCGACAAAGAGTTTCCTTATAAAAGGCAAAGTCCTATAACCAATAAAGTAAGGACATATAACAACCAGGAAGAAGTGTTAGATGAAATTGATAAGGTTTTTGATAAATATGAAAAATCAAAATTTTCAATGGGAAGAAACCTATATTTTATTTTACCACTTTTTTGTGATCCACGATGTCTTTATGAAGAATGGATTGGGGAAGTTATCAAGGAGTATAAATTGATTAAACAATTCAATATTCCGATTGCAAGTAATCTGTATGAAGCAGATGCAATTTTAATTGATAATTTATTGATTATAGATAATGAATTAAACTCTATTAAGGAGTATGAGGTAAATAAGAATGGCAGTAGATAAAAAAATAAAGCTGTATATCCAGGCAGAAATAAAAGAAGCCGAACAAAGACTAAAGAAATTTGTTGATAGTCAAAAGAATATCAAAAAAGAAAATGATAAATTAAAACAAAGTTTCATTGGTTTAGGTAAAACTATTGTTAGTGCTTTTGCAGTTAGAGCAATAGCTAATTTTTCAAAAGAGTCTTTAATATTAAAAGCAAGAGCAGATTCTTTAAATATTGCTTTTAAAAATTTAGGATCATCAGTTGGTTTCAATGAAGATTCTTTAAATAAATTTAGACAAGCCACCAATGGAACTGTATCTGATGTTGATCTAATGATACAAGCTAATAATGCTATGTTGCTTGGTATCGTTGAAAATGATGAAGCTTTTGCAGAGTTAATTGACAATGCACAACGATTAGCAAAAGCAGTTGGACAAGATGCCTTATTTGGTATTGAATCATTAACAACTGGTATTGGTCGTCAATCTAAACTTATGTTGGATAACTTGGGGATTGTATTAGATACCAATTTAGCTTATGAAAAATTTGCACAAGCCAATGGTAAAGCAGTAAAAGATTTAGATGAAAATGAAAGAAAACAAGCATTTATTCAAGCAGCATTAGAATCTACTGCATCAAAAGTAGCAGAATTAGGAGAGGAAACTTTAGATACTAATGATACGATTGCACAATTAGATGTTGCTATGGAAAATCTCAAAATTGCTTTCGGTGAATTTGTAGAAGGACCTGGTGTATCTTTTATAAATTTTTTATCTAATGTTTTGCAAACAATTCCAGGTGTAATTGAATATGTTGATAATTTTGTTGATGGAATGATAGATGGTATAAAAAGATTTCCATCACAAGTAGACGATGCATTAAAATCTATTGGTAAAGAACAAGAAATAATGTTTACTTATGCACAACCAACTGGACCTCAATTAACAGATGCAATAGATTCAATAAGAAGTACAATACAATCAGAAATATCAGGAGAAGATGGAATTGACATTCTTGGTGATTTAGATTTAGAGCCACTAATTGAAATGGAAGATACTTACACTAATTTTATTGAAGAAAATATTAAACAAAGAAAAAAACTTCGTGAACAAGAACATAAAGAAAGAATACAACAAAATCTTCAAATGGCAATTTTACAAGGTCAATCTGCAAAACAAGCAGGTGTTTCAGTAATAAAAGCAGAAATAGCTAAGTCAACTGCATCTTTAATTACAAAAATTATGCAAGCAGTTCCTTTTCCATTAAATTTAGCTTTAGCAGCAGGTGCAGGTGGTATGGTAGGTAAAGTAACAGATCAATTATTCTCCTCTTTTGCAACTGGTGGTAGCTTTATTGCTAAAGGTAGAACAACATTACCAATTGGAAATGGAGTAATGGTAGGAGATAATGCAAGTGGTATGGAACGAATTGATGTAACCCCATTACCTGCCCCACCAGGAGCTAATGATAGAAACATTAATATTTACATATCTGCACCTCTTGTTGATGAAACAGTAGTGGATCATATTATTCCTGCTATTAGGAGAGCAGAAAAATTAGGACTATAAAATGAAAGAATTCTTCATATTAGGTTGTATAGGTTATATTGTTTACTTATGGTATAAAGATGTACAAAGGTGGGGATTATGAGCAATGTAACCAAAACAACTGCAGCAGCTTATATTCCTAAAAAATTATTTGGAATGAAAACCAAAAGTATTAAAAAGAAATTAGGAGAGATTAATGCCATTAATAAAAGGGTACTCAAAAAAAAGTATTTCTAAAAATATCGAAAGATTATTGAAAGAAAAGAAACCAAGAAAACAAGCAATAGCGATTGCTTTAGATATTGCAAAAACAACTAAAAGAAAAAGAAAATGAAAAAAACAGTAACACAACACAGACAAGAAGTAGAAGAAAGATTATCAAGTTTAGAAACTAATATTGATAATATCTATCATCATGTGAAAGATATTAAACACTTATTAGAAATCCAAAATGGTAGAGTTCGTAAAAATGAAGAACAAATTGCCAAATGGAAGGGTGTAGCTGGAGTAATTGTTTTTTTATTAACAATGGCTTTAACATTATTAAAATAAGGATATAATATGAGTTTTGTAAATTCTAATTATCAAGCAAAGTTATCACCAACAATGACAGAAAATTGGTTGGTGCAAATATTCAAGAACAATAATAGTAGTATTGCAACAACTGATACTCCTGATTTAAGATTTAGCTTTTCAGAAACTACTTATAATAGTTTACAATACTATCCTGCTATCTTAAATAAACCAAGTGTTTCTTATTCATTAGATTTAAAAGGATTCACTACTAAAACAGGCAATGTTACTTTGAATTTAGCTAATATTGATCTTGATGGAACGACTTTGCTTGGATTATTAGGAAACGAATATATTAATGGTCATGTTAATATTTTATCACAAATTGATAATGACAATACTGCGAATAATGCTTTGCAATTATTTAGTGGAAAAATTTCAAGCTTCGGATATAGGGGCAATACAATAGTAGTTAATATTATTTCTAATAGACCTTTTCAAAATGTATCTTTACCAACTGGAAGAACAACCAATACAACCAATCCACAATACAATAATAAATTAATTCCTTTAGTCTATGGAGATTATACTGCCAATACTTCCTTTACTAATGGGCAAGATGTTTATGCTTGTCCATTCTTAAAAAATGATGGTGCAAATTTTATTTATATAGTTCCTGAAGGCACAAGTGGAACAGATAAATTAGAATTTTATGATAAAGGATTAAAACGATTCTTAGAATTAATCAATACCAATACAACCATTGCAACAGTAGATGGGGCTAAAACATTATCAGTTCCAAAAGCAATGATTAGACAAGCTAACTTTTTCCCTGATGATATTTTAGATGATGTAGGAACTTCCAATAGTATAGATATTATTGGTGATGATGTATCATTAAGTTCAGGATCGGTAGCTAATATGTATGATGGAGATACTGGTACAAATGGAACAGTATCTACTACCCCTGCAGTAAGTTTTAGTTCAGAAAGTAGAGGTTTTGTAGCCAAATTAATTTTACCACAAGTAACAGGAAAAATTACAGCAATAACTTTAAATCTTAGTGGCACATATTCAGTAACAATGACTGGTAGTCCAAGTGGAAATGATGGACCATTCTTTAATTTAGCAACTGCATTAAGTGGTGGTTGGGGAAGTACAGCAGGAGATGTTGTTTTAGTAAGTGGTATTTATACAGACCAAACTAATACTGCTTTACCAACTTCAACAGATGTATCAGGTATATTGGATAATAATACTTTACCCCAAAATCTTTATTTAAGTTTTCGATTTAATGCAGATTCAGGTAATCCAAATATTGATAGCTTTGATGTTATTTTAAAGAATCTTTATTTTACTATAACTGCACAAAATGACTTAACAAATGAGCCAGTAGCATCTACTACATTTAATGCAGGAGTAGAAGTTGTTTATTTAGGTAGAGATATTTTAACACCTGGATTTACTGAACATACAACAGCTACTACGATTGGTGATCTAAATAATCCAGTAGCTATTCATAGACAATTATTAGATGATATTAATATTGCAGATTTTACTGGAGATACTGAAATAGAAAATTCAGGATTTAAAACAGTAGCTGAATTAAGAGATTCTACTTTGACTTCTCCAACATCTACCCATTGGAAAACAAGATTACAAATACAAGAAAAAGAATCTTTAGAAGATATTATGGGTAAGCTACAATATGAAGGGTGTTTCTTTTTTGAGTTTAGTCCCCAAGCACAACAAACAGCAATTAGTGGTGTTACACCATTACGATACTTTACGATTGAAGATAGTGTAACTGCTGCAGCAGATTTATCACAAAATGATATTTCTGATTATGAATTGGGAATAACCCCTGCACAAGATTTAGAAACTCACTTAATCGTGAACTATAAACCACACCCTGCAGAAAATCAATATTTAAAACAAGATGAATTTACAGCATCAACTCACACTACTATTTTTGCTAATACTGAACATCAAAAACAAGAAATTGATTTAGACTATTTATATGATGCAGTAGATGATGTTGTAGGATCAAGAAATTCCAGTTGGATAAACTTTAGAAAAAGTCTTTTCGGTGAATATAAAACTACTGTTAGTGCAACATTAGTAAATCCTGAAAAATATGGAATGTTACAAGTTGGCGATTTCTTAGACTTTGGAGAAATTACTTTTAGTGAACTTGGTACTCCATTTGATAGTATAAGCGACACCTTTGATAGTTTTGTTGCTATGCCTACAAGATTATTTAAAGATGCTTGGAGTGGTAAGAAATTTATAATAACAAATTTAAAACGAACACCTGGAAAAGTAAGTGTTCAATGTAGGGAGGTTTAGATGGCATCATATTTTATTTATGATTCTATTAATATGTATCGTTCAGATAATACTGATTCAGAAGGAACAATTAGTGCAGGAACTTTTAGCACAGGAACTACTGTAACCAATCACGAAAGAGCATCAGATCAAAATATTGGAACTGGTATTAGTGGTATTATAAGTACTGATGCAATCCAATATGCAGTTGGATCATCAAGTACTGCCGATGCAGCAGCAGTATATTTTTTAGGTGATGATGGAGTTGCAAGTGGTACTATTATGACTTTTTATGCCAGTAATGATACTACTGTTGGCTCAAGCATTGGAACAATATCAGCAGTAAGTGCAGCAGGGTGGCAAATAGCCAGTTTAACTGAAAGCACAAAAACAAAATTTTATACAGAATTTAATGCAAGTATTTCAGATAGTATTGTAGCCGAAATATTAATTGGTAAAAAACTAAATTTTGAAATAGAGCCTGATGTCAATATCCAATCTTCTATTGATTACCAAAATGAGATCAACAGAAGTTTAGGTGGAGTTGAGTATGCCATTAATGTTAATCCAGGACAAGAAGTATTTACTATTAGTTTCCAAAATATATCAAGCACCTTTAAATCTGATTTAATCACTATGCAGGATCATCTAAAAGGAGAATCAAAGAAATTCGTTTGGTATGATGGAACAAACTATCATTGGGTACGATTAGATAAACCATTAACATTTGTTGAAATAGCAGATGGTAGATTCTCAACACAAATAACTATGCGACAACAAATCCAATAAAGACTTTTATACTGAAAAGTGTAATAATCACCCCATAAACAAAAAACCCCCTTATTTTAGGGGGTTCTTTGTATCTAAGAGGTAGTATAATTATCTTTAAATCAAATCTGATAATTCCTTTAACATATTTCTTAATTCTCTTAATTCTGTTACTGATTGCTTTAGATTACTATTAACTTTATAACCTAAAGGAAGTTTTACAGAATCAGGTGTATTAGAACTGCAAAGTTGTATGTTTTCTTGTATTTCTGATAATCCATGAAACAATTTATCCAACTTCTCATTTACAATTTCATTATTTATTTTCATTTTTTTTCCTTTGTTTTGTTAACTATAAAAATAAAATAAATGATAATACAATTAAAGTCAACATATTTAGAAAAATATTTTTTTAAGCAAAATTGTTAATAACTTTGTGGATAAGTACCCTATTGAATGTGGATAAATAGGGTAGGGGGTACCCTGTAAGAAAAAGAAAAAGAAGAAGATAAAGAAGAAGAAGAATAAAAAGAATAAGAAGAAGAAAAAGAAACTTGACAAGTTGGAAAGTTTGATTTTAAACTCTTATAACAACAAAGGAGATTAAATGAAATTATTAACTAAAAAAGAAATATTCGAAGATATCCAAGATGCTATTTCAACAGCAGAAAATTATATGGATTTAGGAGATCAATTTGATGCTTTAGAATGGATTTTTGATGAAATCCAAAAACTTGAGGATCATTATGAAATTCATAAACTTAAAGAACAAGATTATGATATGAAATTCATTAAAGAAATAGCTAAAACAAGAGAAATCACTAATCTAAAAGAAGGATTATAATGTTTAAAAATTTTTGGGTTGACTTTCTCAAGTTTCTAAAAGAACTTCGTAAAGATTTAATATCAATGTATCAAAGGAGAGAAATACTATGAAATGGTTAGATTATAGTTTTACAATTAGAGATATATTTAAAGGACTCTTATATGGCTTTTATATCGTCTTTGTAATGAGTCTTTTTTATATATCTTTTGTAATGGTTATACTGTTGGAGTCTTAAATGAAAGCACCTATAACTATTAAAAACATCGATATTGATATTTTTGACACCTTGATTGAAGTCTTAAATAATGGCAATCCTTCTAAACAACGAAAAGAAGAATGCAGAAAAAAATTCAATCAACTTCGTAAAGAATATCAAATTGCATTAGATCAACGATTGGAAGAACAAGGAAAGAAACCTGATGAAAGTCAGCGATTAACTCCTAATCCAGTAAACATAAACGAACAAGACTAACAAAGGAGAAACTATGTTCATTAACTTAAAAACCCTTAAAGAGAATCCTGGACAAGAAATTACTTTAACTCTTAATTCAGGTGGTGTCTTTGAAAAGAAAGAATATAATGGTAAATCTTGGAACAACTTTAAATATGAAGTCATACAAGATGGATCAGTCTATTCTTTAGATGCAACAGATAGTTTGCATAAAAAACTCAATACTCTTGAGCCTAATTCTACTTTTAATTTATCTTGGGAAGAATTTACTTCCAATGAAGGTGAATTAAGAAACTATTGGAAAGTAGAGTTGTTTGAGCAACCACAATATGAAAATGTCAAAGCACCTGTTAAGAATGGTGCTAATCCAGTAAAAGCAGTATCACAGCAATCAACACCGAGTGTTGCTAATCCTGCAAGAAATGGTATGATTTTCAATAATGTGGTCAAATTGTATATTGCTAATAACCAAGTATGGACTACTGAAGAATTTGTCAATGCTTATAAACGAGTAGAAGGTTGGTTAGAAGCTTGTGAAAATCCTGCAACATTACCTTTGGCTACCAAAGACAATGAGCCAATAAGTCGTGATATGCAAGATACAGTTCAATACGATAACGACGAATTACCATTCTAATGGAATTGGGAAATATATTTGCAATTTTGATTTTAGTAATTCTATTATTAATTTTAATGATTGCATTCTTATCACTAATAGTCTTGTTGGTGGTATAAAAATGGGGGCAGCTACTTCTTATTTATTTCCTTTGTTAACTACAGATCACATAGTGGTTGCCCCTTTTTCAACAAAGGAGATTTCATGAAAACTTTAGAATTGTTTGCAGGTAGTCGCAGTTTTACAAAAGTTGCAGAAAATCGTGGCTTTAGAACTTATACTACTGATATTTATCCATTCGATAAAATAGACCAGGTATGTGATATTTTTGATTTTGATATTGATAAAGCCATTGATAGTCTTGGTGGTAAACCAAATGTTATTTGGGCAAGTCCTCCATGTACTTATTTTTCAGTAGCATCAATAGGTCGTCATTGGTATCCAAACCATACACCAAAAACTAAAGAAGCATTATTAGGTGTTGATATTGTTCAAAGAACTATTGATATCATTAAAGAAATAAAACCAATGTTTTGGTTTATAGAAAATCCAAGAGGTAAATTAAGAAAATTAGATGTAGTTAAAGATTTACCAAGAAAAACTATTACCTATTGTTCTTATGGCGATATGAGAATGAAACCTACTGATATTTGGACAAATCTCAAATGGATACCAAAGCAAATGTGTAAAAATGGAAATAGAGAATGTCATCACCAACCTGCACCAAGAGGTAGTAGAACTGGAACACAAGGATTAAAAGGATCATACGAAAAAAGTCAAATACCATCTGAACTTTTTGAAGAATTATTTAATGAAATGGGACAAGCACAGCTTAATGCTTTGTTACAATTATTCAAGGAGAACAATTAAAATGCCTAAACTTAAACTGTTTCCAAGCGATGTTGTTTGGAGTAAATATATCCGAACAAGAGATAATTGGACTTGTCAAAGATGTAATAAAAAATATACACCACCTACTTCTGCTTTACACTGTTCACATTTTTGGTCAAGAGGTAATTGGAGTGTCAGGTATTGCCCCAAAAACACAATGGCTCTTTGCTATGGCTGCCACAGCTATTTAGGTGGCAATCCACAAGAGCATAGAGAATTTGTTTTAAATCGTTTAGGACAAAAAGAATTTGATGCTTTACAACAAAGAAGAAATACCTCTTTAAAAGCAGGTGAAAAAAAATATCTTTTATCCAAAGAATTTAGAAAAGAAGTAGAAGAAAAAATAACCTACTTACAATTTAGACAAGCAGCAGATTATAATGATGGACTGGAGGAAACACCATGACTGAAAATGAAAAAAGACTATTAGGTATCTTAAAAGAAGAAAATGACAAGTTAAAAGAAAATCTTAAAAAGATATCTAAAACCATAAAAGTAGAAGATAACAAAGTAGTCATTCATTGTGATCTACAAGTTAAAGGAAATATTACTTTTGAGATAAAAGAAGATTAAAAAACAAAGGAGAATGCAATGCCATTAGTAAAATATAAAAACAAAAGTGGAAAACGATTAAGGTCGGTAACCACCATTATAGGAAATCAATTAGGTTGGAATAAACAAGCATTAATTGCTTGGTATACCAAATTAGCAATGTCAGGACAAGACCCTTATGTTGAATTGCAAATAGCAGGTAGAATAGGAACTTTAGCCCACATATTAATTGAAGCATATATTACTAATAAACCTGTGGATCAATCAGAATTTACTGCCAATGAACAAATCCAAGCACGAATTGCTTATAACAGTTTCTGTGCCTGGCATAGAAAATATAAACCTAAATTTATAGCTACTGAATTGAGTTTAGTATCCGAGAAATATCAATTCGGTGGAACATTCGATGCTATTGCAAAAATCAACAACAAAAACTATTTAGTCGATTTCAAAACTTCCAATGATATATATCAAGAATATGAAATCCAGTTAGGAGCTTATCATCAACTTTGGCAAGAATATAATCCTAACATTAAGATTCATGGTGCTATTATTTTAAAGCTAAGCAAAGATGTAACGATGTATGAAGAAAAGAAATTAACATTAAAAGACTTGAATCAAGGATTATCTATTTTTAAACTATTATTAAAACTTCAGGAAAAAAAGAAATAAAGGAACATAATATGGGATATAAACATAATCAAAGATTAAAAATGATAAAATTTTCTGAAAACTTTATTGATAATGAAATTCTAATATATAAAAAATTATTTGAGAACTTTCATAAAATATTTATTGAAAATGAATTCAAATCTAAAAAAGAAAAGATAACAGTACATTCTAATAGAGTTAAATATTTTAATTCTTTGCATATAAATGACACCTCTAAAAAGTTTTTAAATGATTTTTATGCAAAATTAGAAGTATTAAATGATTTGAAAAAATATTTTGAAAACTTATCAAAATTATACAAAGATGAAGATAAATTAGATGCAGAATTATATTTAACTAATATTTCTAATGATTTTTTTAGAAAAAATTATGAAGATGAAAAATATTTAGAAAATAATTTTGCTGATTATAATTTTCGTAAAAATTATTATCAAAACGAATATGATAAAATTATAGAATCTAAAAATAATAAAATTTTAAATATTATAAAGAAAAAGCAAAATGATTTATCAATGTAAAGATTGCCAAACAGAAGTTGAATTTGATGTTGGTATTTATTGTGAGGATTGTAGATATTCAGCTTATCTAAAACCAACTGACACTCACAAAGAACGATTAGCAAATTTTAAATCCTGGACTGAAGAAGAAATAAAGATGTGGCACGAAAAATATGGTCGTGGTTGGTGGATTTTTGACAATCAAACTTATTCATATAATATTGAGCCAACTTGGATAGAACAATATAGAGTATATGATCCTGATACTATGGCATATTTAAAAACAAAGAAACAACAAGGCAGACCAAAAAAAGAAAAGATTTATGAAGATCAAGATAAAGGCGATTTAGTTTGCACTATTTGTACCAATGGAAAACCTCAATCCGAGCCAATGAAAGATGATGATATGTATATTGCAATGTGTTCAGGTTGTAAAGATTTTGGAGAATTTGTTTATGAAAACGAATTGTAACATTTGTAAAACATTAATTGATTTTTCAACTTGTTATTTTGTTGATAATGACAATATTGCAGTATGTAAAGATTGCTATGATACTAAAAAATATGATATATTTAATACTGAAAAAATGATAAAGAAAAACAAAACAAAGGAGATACAGAATGAAAAAGGCATTCTTAGATAAAGATATATTCACTAAACAATGGTTTAGACAACTAACTGCAAAAGAAAAAGTATTGTGGTTATTTATAGTTTCTAATTGTTCTTTTGATGGCTTTTGGGAATATGATCCACAAAGAATTAAATTTGAATGCAATGGATTCAATGGAGAAATACCTGAAATCATTAAAGAAAAACTTGGAATGATAGCTGTTGATGATAGTCAATATCTTTTAAAGAACTATATTAGCTTTCAATATGGAACTTTAAAACCCCAAGCAGTTGTGCATAAAAGAATCATAGAACGAATTGTAAACAAGGGATTAGATCAACATTTCCCTGAATTAGTGGAAGATTTTTAAAGGTAAAGTATTTATGATTGCTACCCAAATATGTGAACAAGGACACATCGTGGTATCCAATCCACGAGATTCACTTGTTTTAATATTTAAAAAGTTGGTATGATTTACGAACAGGTAAGCAAAAATTGTAAAATATTAACAGGGTAGCAAAAAAATTATGAAAAATAAAATCATCTGTGGAGATAGCTTAGAAGTCCTAAAAGACTTTGAAGATAACTATTTTGATAGTGTAGTTACTGACCCACCTTATGGACTTTCCTTTATGGGCAAATCTTGGGATTATGATGTTCCACAAGTAGAATTATGGAAAGAAGTATATCGTGTCCTAAAACCAGGTGGGCATATATTATCATTTGCAGGTAGTAGAACTTATCATAGAATGGCAGTCAATATAGAAGATGCTGGATTTGAAATAAGAGATATGTTAGGGTGGTTATATGGTAGTGGCTTTCCAAAATCACATAATATTGGAAAAGCAGTAGATAAACTACAAGGAAACGAAAGAGAAGTTGTTGGAAAAAAAATTCATTCACAAAAAGGTGTTAGAGTTGCAGAAGAAAGAACAACGATAGGTGCAGGTGCATTTGGAGAGCCAAGAGAAGGTGAAATAACCAAAGGCAATTCAGAATGGGAAGGTTGGGGAACTGCACTAAAACCTGCACATGAACCTATTGTAATGGCAAGAAAACCATTTAACACATCAGTAGCAGAAAATGTCTTAACACATGGCACAGGTGGAATAAACATAGATGAGTGTAGAGTTGGGACAGGAACTAATAAAGAAAAAAAAGAATATATACCTAATGACAAAAATAAAGTATATGGAAAGAACTTTGGTGGTGGAGAATGGGATAAAACACAAGGAAGATTCCCTGCAAACATAATCCACGATGGAAGTGAAGAAGTATTAGAGATATTTCCTGAAACAAAACAAGCAGGAAATTTGAAAAAAAGTAAAATAACTTCTGGAAATTCTATGTTTGGAATTGGTGGAATAGGAAAAAGAAACCCTAAAATAACTGGAGATAATGGTGGAACAGCAGCAAGATTCTTTTATTGTGCCAAAGCAAGTAAAGCAGAACGAAATATGGGGTTAGATGATTTTGAAGGTAAACTTGCAGGTGTGGGTGCTTTACGAGATAATAACAGAAAATCTCAATTAAGAAAAAACTACCACCCAACAGTAAAACCAATAAAACTAATGGAATATTTAGTAAGACTGGTAACACCCAAAGAAGGAATCGTATTAGAACCCTTTGCAGGTAGTGGAACAACATTAATCGCTTGTAAGCAACAAGGGTTTAATTATATAGGCATAGAAAGAGAGCAAGAATATTGTGATATAGCAGAAGCAAGATTAAAAGCAGTTAAAGTTCAGGGAGAAATATTTTGAATATAGAAAACGAAGCAAAAGGGTATCAAGACTTGATTGATGAAATCGAAGTAGAACAACAACGAATCATCAAACAACTTCGATATACCTTAACTGGAGTAATAGGTGGTAGGCAACTATCAGATCAAGAATATCAAGTTTTTATAGAACGAGCATTGACTATGAAACCTTTTGGCGATATTGCTTACAATATGGGGATTACCGAATCTACTGCTAAAACCTATTTTGAAAGAGCCACTAAAAAATTAGCTGCAGAAGCTTCAAGACTGAAAGCAAAGTTAGAAGATGATTGATCCTGAAATACAATACCAAGCATTTAAAATGCGAGAACAAGGTTATTCTTATAGAAGAATTAATAAAGAACTTGGTATTAGTAAAGGAACACTAAATTATTGGTTTTCAAAAGATGGTAAAGAAAAACAAAAGAAAAGAACAAAACAATATAGACAAAAACCTGAATCAAGATTTAGAAGAAAAGTTCAAAGAGAATTCGATATAAAAGGAATGTCTACCCAAGATTTAATTGAACATACTTCTAAAAAAGCATTTTGTTACATCTGTGGAGATAAATTAGATATCTTACACGACACATATGACTTAGACCATATCTATCCAAAATCACAAGGGATTAATAATAATCTAAGTAATATGCACCCTACCCATGCTAATTGTAATTATATGAAGGGTAAAATGTTGTTTACAGATTTCTTAGAACGAGTAGAAAAAATATTGAACTACCAAAGAAAACAAATCAATATTACTGACAAGATATTAGCACAACAAGAAAATGAGCAAGAATAACGAAATATGAATCAATGAATAAATTAGATAAAGCATATCAATCCCTATATAATCTTTCAGAAAAAAAAGAATATCATAATTATCTAAGACTTAAATACCAGGAATATAAAAACCAATTAGAAACCATTGATAATCAATTAGATCAAGAAATGGCATACATACAAGACAATAGAACTCCCCAAGAACACTTTATCGATATATGTAGAGGGTGGTTAGTAGAAGATTTATTTGCCTACTTATTTATGATGCCTACCTATAATGACTTAACTTTACAATTTGACAATCACGATAAAGATAGAATTATAAGAGTATTACGAAAAGAAATTAGTTCTAAACCTGACTTTAAAATTACCTACCAAAACAAAACGATTTCAATGGAAGTACAATCCTTATATGCAAACATACCCTACTTTCATATAAAAGAACATAAAGCCAAAAAGATGATAACCAATAACAGTCATCTATTGCAATTAAATCTGATCCACCCTGAAATCATACTATTCTCTCCCCAAGAAATAGAATTAGGAGAATTTGTCTTAATCGAAGACTTTAGCACAGAAACTATAAAGAAGTATGGCTACCGATATTATATCAATGAACTACCTAAAGATATGAAGGTATATAACTTTACCCATGATTTACCTGAAAAAATAATTTCGTTATTTTATTGACATAATCTATTATAATAACTATTTTAATATGTTTCTTATATTAATAATAACATATTGGTTATACATTAAACAAGCAGAAAACCCCTTTAATTAGGGGTTTTTTGTAGTCTTAATAAAACTTTTTTTTCTTAGTAATATCAACACTTACACTAAATCATAAGCTTAAAACAAGCGATTCTTGTAGTCTTTTACCCTATATAGTAGAGGGCAATCATAAGTCCCACACTTTCGTTTCATAACGAACATAACCTTCAACAATATGGGGTGATTAAGTTTGGCTGCAGCTAAAACGAAAACTGCTGTAAAACAGCAAAAAAACAGCAACAAAGATCATTTGGTAAAACACCAATGGAAAAAAGGGCAATCAGGAAACCCTAATGGGCGACCTAAATCAGGATTTGCCCTAAATGAATATATCACCAATCTTGCTAATGTAGAACTTGAAGATAAAAAGACTATGTTAGAAGCAGTTGTTGCTAAGGTATATGAAGAAGCATTAGATGGGAATATGACTGCAATTAACTTCCTGGCAGACCGAGTGTTGGGTAAACCGAGTCAAAGTATAGGGATTAAAGATATTTCAGATGAGCCAATTAAGGTATTTGATATAGATGGATTGGACAATTGATGCAACCAGGAAATCAATTCTCCAAGATCCTACAAGATATAAAGTCATTTGTAGTGGTAGAAGATGGGGTAAGAGTTATTTCTCGCTTATGTACCTATTGCACAAACCTTTTAAAGCGAATGAAAGAAGATGGGTTATCTTTCCTACATATAGACAAGCTAAAATGGTATCTTGGAGTATCCTCAAAAACATTTTTGCAGGTAAGCAAGTATCTATCAATGAAACTGAATTATCAATTACACTTAGTAATGGAGCAAAAGTCGAACTCAAAGGTGCAGACAAACCCGACTCACTTCGTGGGATTTCTACAACAATGGTAGTACTTGATGAGTACAGTTATATGAAAGAAAATGTATGGGGAGAAATTATCCAACCAACTTTAGCTGAAACCAAAGGATCAGCATTATTTGTAGGGACTCCAACTGGAGTTCAAAACCACTTTTATGATCTATTTGTCAAAGGACAATCAGAAGGTGGAGATTATAAGTCCTGGCAGTTTACTACCTTAGATGGTGGCTTTATTTCGGCAGAAGAAGTAGAGAATGCCAAAAAGAATTTAGATAAAAGAACTTTTCAACAAGAATATGAAGCATCATTTCTTACTGCTGCGAATAGAGTAGCTTATAACTTTAATAGAGATATCCATTGTAAAGTAATGGAGAAAAGTCCAAGAATGTTTTGGGGTGTGGACTTTGGGGTAGCAAGTTATATGACTGCTGTATTGATGTGTGAAAACACAGCAGGAGAAATCTATGTTTTTGATGAGATTGGATTACAAAATAGTAACACATTTGAATTGGCACAACGAATGAAACAAATAGCACCTGGACTTCCTTGTTATCCTGATCCAGCTGGTAAAGCAAGAACTTCGAACTCTACCAAGTCAGATCATATTATCTTACAAGAAGCAGGGTTTACTGTGATTAGTAAAAAAGCCAATCCAACTCAAAAGGACAGAATGAATGCTTTAAATAGAATGTTAGAAGATGCCACAGGAAAACATAAACTATTTGTGAATCCAAAATGTAAGAATCTAATTAGGGATTTAGAGTTATGTACTTTAGAGAATGGACAAATCCTAAAGACAGAAACCTTATCTCACTTCTTAGATGGTTTAATGTATCCGATTGAATATCGTTATGGATTCAAAGGACAAGCAAAGGCAATCGAATGGTAATGTTTATCTTAGGACTATGTGTTGGGGTGATCCTAAGTATGACTGGGGCTATCATGTGGGGACACCGATTAAGTATAAAAGAAGAAGAACTAAGTAGGGAGATGATACGAGATTTCCAGGATAGATTAGTGGAAACTCAAGAACAAAAATTTTATAAAAGGTACGAATCATGATAATTTACAATTTAACTGAAAAGATGTTACATAGCTTGTTAATGGAAACCATAGAAGATGGACATAACAAGGAAATGGAAGAAAGAGAACGACTCTTAGACTACTATGAAGGGTTAAACTTAGAAAACGATATTAAAGGATATTTTGATAGTGAATCTCTTTCACAAATACCTCCTATGTATATCAACTTAGTACGAAACATTATTTCAAGAAGAACTCTTGTCTATCAACAAGCACCAGTTCGTTACAATGACAAATACAATGAAGTCATTGGTGGCTTAGATAGTGTAATGAAACAATTTGAACAACTAACCTATTTATTAGGAACAGAAGCTTTATACACCCATTGGGACGACAATAGAAAGAAATTAAAATATCGTCCTATTCACTTCTTTACCCCATTCTTTAAACCAGGAGATGATGAGCCATTTGCTATTATGTACCAAGCAGAATCTCAACTACAAGCAAGAACAGAAGATGCTCAATATATGTTTTGGTCAAAAGATACTGAAGATATGGAAGGCAAACACTTTATGATATCATCAAGAGGTAAGATTACTTCTGTTGTGCCAAACGATAGAAACCCTTATGGAGATATCTTACCATTTAACATAGCCCATAGACACCCTTTTACAAGAGATTTCTTTAGAGAAGGTGCAAGTGATCTTGTCAATGGTATGCGATCCATTAATATTATGCTAACTGAACTTGCTTTGCATGGAAGATTCCAATTAGGACAACCAGTCTTTACAGGATTGGATTCTGAACAAAGAATTACTTTAGGACAAGATAAAGCTTTAGTGTTACCTGAAGGGGCTAACTTTAGTTATGCGACACCTAATGCCAATGTCCAGGCAATGATTGAATCTACTAAGTATATGGTGGATTCTATTGCACAAGCAAACAATGTTAGAATTAATTGGGCAGATAAGAGCCAGGAAAGTGGACTATCTAAAAAGATGAGTCAATTAGATTTAATGGATGCTTTAAGAAGTGATGTAGAACAAATCTATCGTCCTTTTGAAAAAGAACAATTTAGAATTGCACAAAGAATCTGTGAAGTATCAGGTGGTATTAATCTTGGAGATCAATTTAGTATTGACTTTGCAGAAAGAGAAGTACCAATGAGTGCCGATGAAGAAATCAAATACTATGATTGGGCATTTAAAAATAATTTAGAAACAAGACAATCTTATCTAAGAAAGAAAAACCCTGACTTAGAACAAGAAGAAATTGATGGGATCATTGAGCAGATTGATACTGAACAACCTCAACAAGCAAATGAAACCCAAACTATATTAGATAGAATAGGTGAACGAGTTGGCTAATTTAGACTTCTACAATGAAGAATTAGCCAAGATACAACAAGAGTTATTTGACAAATTAGACAATGTAATCGTTGGATTATCACGATTAAGTGATACCGAAGTATTGCAATTAGCAAAACAAATCGACTTCTTTGCTGAAATGGAACAGTTGGGTTATACTCAACTTTTATCAAGAGTTAGTCGTAATTATGACGACGAGATTACATCAATCTTTGGAGAACTGAATAGAAGACAATTAGCACAAGTTCCAGCAGCAAGTGTCGATACTTTAAGACAATTAAAAGAGTTTGAATTGACTTATTTAACTGGACAAGTAAGACAATATTCGGATCAACTAAAAAATGCAATGTTAAGAGGTATTATTACTGGACAAACCAATAAACAAATTATGG